CGTTCTTTACGATAGTTTTGGCACCAATGACATTGACGTCATTTGCCAGCGCATCGAGTACATGAGCCGGGCATTGGATGTCGATTGGGTCATACTCGATCACGTCAGCATCCTAGTGAGCGGCGCGGAAGGCGATGAACGCCGGATGCTCGATCGCGCAGCCACGGCTTTCAGGACATTAGTCCAGGCTGAGGACATAGGCATGATCATGGTCTCGCATTTGACCCGCCCAGGTGGGCGTGGTCATGAGTCCGGCGCTGCCGTCGAACTTTCGCAGCTCCGAGGCTCACACGCACTAGCACAGCTGTCTGACAGCTGCATAGGCATCCAGAAAGACCCTGACGATCCAGACTCCGACATTCGCTTACTGCGGGTGCTAAAGAACCGTTTCTCAGGGCAAATCGGGGATGCTGGCACACTTCAATACAACCGTGAAACTGGCCGTCTGCTTGAAGCAGCGGTTGCCAGCTTCGATCAAGATCAAACAGAAGAGGAGGGCGATGATGCTCCAAGCACAACAACTTGAACTACCATTAGGTGACCAACGGTCATTTAAAGCAGATAACGACAACCACCAGACTGCATGGGAAGCAAAATTTAATGCGTTTCATGCAGAAAACCCGCACATCTACGAGTTAGTGAAGAAATTCACGTTCGATGTAATTGCAACAGGTCGTGAGCATTACGGCATGACCAGCATCATCAACAGGATACGCTGGTACACGAACGTCGAGACCACTGGTGACCCGTTCAAAATCAACAACAACTTCTACCCGTACTACGCCCGGCTGTTCATGCGTGAACACCCTGAGCATGGCGGGTTTTTCAGGACTAGAGCATTAGGCCGAAGAGGAGCAAACAAAGATGCGTGAATTGATTGATCAACTGCCTGAACCAGATACCGATGATGTCGATGAACTTTTCGATTTTCATGACTTCGGTCTCGATGAGTACCAAGAAGAAGCTGCAGACTTTGCTTTTTACAGTGGCATTTCATACCCAACGCTGGGTCTGTGCGGTGAAGCCGGTGAGCTAGCAAACATTGTGAAAAAGCTGATCCGTGATAGCGGGATGCCAGCTGACCACGACGTGCAGATAGATGACCAGTACCTGACCGAAGAAATGCGGTCTAGTTTAGTGCTAGAGGCCGGTGACTGCCTCTGGTACTTGGCTAATTTCTGTAATGACATTGGCTTCAGTTTGTCTGAGGTTGCTGAGTTGAACCTAGAGAAACTGCGGCGACGTAAGGAAAAAGGAACCTTAACGGGATCGGGTGATTACCGTTGAGGCGCTTTGCCTTTGACATTGAAACCGACAATTTACTAACCGAACTTACCACCTGCCACACAATCGCAATTCGCAACCTAGACAACCTAGACCAGGTCGTTTCATACGGCCCTGATAAAATCGAAGATGCGTTAGGCCATCTAAACACAGCTGACCTACTAGTCGGCCACAACTCCACAACATTTGATCGCAAGGCCATAGCCAAGCTCTACCCAGATTTTCAGTTCAAGGACTCGATAATCTGGCGAGATACGCTTGTGCTAGCACGTCTGCTTTGTCCTGACGTCATGGCTGATGATTACGAGCGTGGGTACACCGAAGAGCAGCTCCCACGGCGCTTACGAGGCAAGCATAGCCTCGAAGCCTGGGGCCGCCGCTTGGATGTGTACAAAGGTGATTTCGGTAAGACGACAGATTGGTCGGAATGGTCACCGGAGATGGAAAGCTACTGCCGCCAAGATACGCTAGTCACAGCCAAGCTGTGGTGGGCGTTAAAGCCAGATAGCCACAATCAAAAATCAATCCAATTCGAACATGAAATCGCTGAAATCTGCGATGAGATCGGTAACGCCGGTTGGGTGTTCGACATCGAAAAGGCTACGCAGCTGTACACGCAGCTGAAGCTGGAAAAAGAAACGCTTGAAGAGCAGCTGCAGGATTTGTTCCCCAGCTGGACGATCGACACCGAATTTGTGCCGAAAGTTAACAATGCAAAGCTAGGTTACGAGAAGGGCGTTCCGATCATCAAATCGAAGCCAGTCAAGTTCAACCCAAACAGCCGTCATCACATTGAGCGGTGTTTGAAAGAGAAATACGACTGGAAGCCGTCCGAATACACACCAGCTGGTGACGCTAAACTAAGCGAATCGGTGCTTGTCGGGCTTCCATACCCAGAAGCACAGGCGCTAGCCCGGTCTTTCATGTTGCAGAAACGCCTCGGTCAATTGGCTGAGGGCAATGCTGCATGGATACGAAAAGTCGATGAGGACGGCAAAATACGCCACACCATCAACCCAATCGGGGCTGTAACCATGAGGTGCAGCTCTTTTGGGCCAAATCTACAGCAGGTTCCAAGCACCAGGGCAGCCTACGGCAAAGAGTGTCGTGAGCTGTTCACGGTTGACGAGGGGTGCCAGCTGGTTGGTGCGGACTTGTCATCGATCGAGGCGAGGGTGCTAGCGCATTACCTGCCTGACAATGGTGACTACGCCAAGCAGCTGCTCGAGGGCGATGTACATCAGGAAAACGCTGATCGCCTTGGGATTGATAGAGGGAGTGCCAAGACTTTTCTTTACGCACTTTTGTACGGTGCCGGGGATACCCGGCTTGGCGAAACAGTGGGCCAAGGGGCGAAGGCTGGCCGGGAACTGAAAGATCAGTTCTACAAAGCCAACCCTGCCTTCAAAATCTTACAGAACCAAATCAGCCGTGCTTTTGAAAGCCGTGGACATCTGATCGGCCTTGATGGTCGGCAGCTAACCGTCCGCAGCGCACACTCGGCGCTGAATGTCTTGATCCAATCAGCATCAGCAATCTTAGCGAAAAAGTGGGTCCAGTTAGTGACCCAGGAAATCAAGCATCGGGGCATGGACGCACAAATCCTTAGTTTCATCCACGATGAATTGCAAACTCAAACGAAAGGAGACCCGCATGACGCAGGTAATCTCATTTGCCGATTGGCAACGGAAGCGGGACGAGCTTTCAACATCAAATGCCCAATCGAAGCAGAATACTCCGTCGGCAAAACATGGGCCGACACACACTAAAAGCGATACTGATCTCGAGGTCATTGGCATCTTGTTTTCAGTTTTGCTCGAGGCCAGGACAAAGCCGTTCACGACAAAGTCTGATTTTGCCCGAATGGCAGCAACTGAAATCGCACTGCTTGCCAGTGAGGGGCTGCTAAGCACCGAAGTCGCGCCTGGTAACTACACTAACAAGTGGATGGTTACCGAGGCTGGCATCGAGTGGATGTCGGAGGTTGTCCATGACCTGTCTGATTGATGGCGACATCTTCCTCTGGAAGGCAGCGATAGCAGCTGAAACGGAGATCAACTGGGGCAGTGATGTGTGGACTTTGTACGCTGATTTGGCCGAGGCGAAGCGAGCTTTTGAAGCTCAAATCACTAAGGTCGAAGAGCGACTGAATGAAACGGATCACGTCTTTTGTTTGTCTGATCCTGATGCCAATTTCCGCAAGGTCGTCGACCCAACATACAAATCAAATAGGCGAGGGACACGCAAGCCAACCGGCTACGTTGCCCTCGTCGATTGGGTAAAGAAAACCTACAAAACATTCACCAAGCCGACGCTCGAAGCAGACGACTGTTTAGGAATTTTACAGACGATGCCCTCGAACGTGGGCAAGACGATCATCGTTAGTGATGATAAAGATTTGAAAACGATTAAAGGCAAACTTTACAGACCAATGTCAGATGAACTTCTGACCATAACTGAAGCAGAAGCTGATCGTAATTTCTTAATCCAATGTCTCAAAGGTGACCCGGTAGACGGGATCAAAGGCATACCAGGTGTAGGCGACAAGAAAGCTGAAACCATCCTCGGCAGCCGCCCCAGTTGGGGTGCCGTGGAGCAAGCCTACATCAAGGCTGGCATGACCCGTGACGACGCAATTCAACAGGCAAGACTAGTGCGGATACTGCGCTGGGAAGACTGGCATGACGAAATCCAAGAGGTGCGCCTATGGACCCCGTAATCATGCGTCACGAAGAGTTCATGAGACTGAACAGAAAACATGAGGAGATGAAAATGAATAAGAAGCTCGATCAAGAGCCAGACATGGTCAATCAGCCACCTCACTACACCCAGGGCGACATCGAGTGCATCGATGCGATTCGGTCTGCTTTAGGGCCACAAGGGTTCGCTGCGTTCTGCCGAGGCAACATCATCAAATACAACTGGCGGTGTGATCACAAAGCCGGGGTACAGGATGTTGAGAAGGCCGGATGGTACCTCGAAAGATTGATTGACACGATGAGAACAAAACCAGAACATAGCAACCCCCCAGAGGAGGAAAAATTACATAAATGACGTTCCGAAATAAATTTGCTGAAGACATCTTCAATTTGAAATACCGGCACGAAGGATGCGAAACATGGGCATCCCTCGCTGCCACCCTGGTCCATGAAGTCTGCGACGGTCTAATGTCGGCGACTGAGGTTGACCAGTTGGTCTACTACATGACCGAAATGAAGTTCATCCCCGGAGGTCGCTACCTTTGGTACGCCGGTCGTGATGTGAAATACTACAATAACTGTTTCTTGCTGAAAGCCGAGAATGACAACCGTGAAGACTGGGCAATGCTGGCTAATAAGGCCACTAGTGCCTTGATGTCCGGTGGTGGCATTGGCATCGACTACAGTGTCTACAGACCATCAGGTGAGCGTCTTTCACGCACTGGCGGCCAGGCATCTGGTCCGCTGCCGATGATGGAGTTGGTCAACGGGATTGGCCGTAATGTCATGCAAGGTGGGTCGAGGCGTTCAGCAATGTACGCATCGCTGCACTGGAAGCATGGCGACATTCATCAATTCTTGAACATGAAGAACTGGGATGAAATGCCTGTCGGTGACACGACGATGGCAAAGCTGAAAGAGGCTGATTTCAATTTCAAAGCCCCAATGGACATGACCAACATCAGCGTCAATTACGATACCGAATGGCAGCATAACTACTGGGCCACGGGTGAAGTCGGTGATGTTTTCATGGAGAACATGAGACAGGCTCTTAAATCGTCTGAGCCGGGCTTCAGCTTCAACTACATGAAAGATGACGAGACGCTACGCAACGCCTGTACTGAGGTCACCTCGGCTGATCCAGACGACGTCTGCAACCTTGGCTCAATCAATCTGTCACGCATTGAAAGCATCAGTGAGTTCGCTGATGTCGTCGAGTTGTCGACAAAGTTCCTACTGTGCGGAACCATCAGGGGCGAGGTGCCTTACGAAGGCATCAAGAAGACACGGGAAAAGAACCGTCGTCTCGGCCTTGGTCTGATGGGGATGCATGAGTGGCTGATCCAAAGAGGAGAAAAGTACAATGTCACCCCAGAACTACATAAGTGGTTACACGTCTACAAGATTGTCTCGGACAAGGCGTCGAAGGAATTTGCAGATCAGCTCAGCGTTAGTCGTCCTGTCGCTAATCGTGCTATTGCACCAACTGGTTCAATAGGCATCCT